TATATTATCCAATTATTAGTCAGACCCAATATGGACAAGCTACTAAAAACTGGGTTTATGATAGAACAATAATTTGCAATGCAACATCAGTAGGTGGAGCTGGGCAAGAAGATATTAAACCAGCAACATTTTTACAGTTTGAAAATAAGCTAATTGCTAGAACAAAAATTGATCCAAGAGTCTCTTCAAATAATGCAGACAATGCAATTACAAATATTTTAATATCAAACATAAGAACTGCTAATGATGAAATTATATACAAAGAGACAGCAGGACCAAGATCAGGTAAGGGAACTATTTATGAAATGGCAACAGTAGAGCCATTTACTGGACCATTCGGATCTGTAGAATACTTTAAGATGCTCTGGCGTAGAACAGAGAATCAAACAGTGAGTGACTAATGATAGCAAGAACTAATACAAAACAATTTGAAAAACAAATGACAAACATTGTCAATTATGCTATTGGCTTTTTAGATGGAGTTCAAAAAGGAAAAGCTAAATTTTTAAACAATCTTGGTTCTGGCGTTATTGAAACTTTAGCAGCTTATATAGATGTTTCTGCAAGAGGTAATCCAAATGCTTTACATCACGTTTATGAATGGTATAAAACTGGTAGTCCAGAGGCAAGACTATTTGACTTACAATACACAGTTAATAATCGGGGACTAAGTATTAACTCATCCTTTAGACAATCCAGAACATTAAAAGAAGATTCTAATACTCCATTTTATAATAAAGCAAAAATTATGGAAGAAGGTATTCCAGTAACAATAACACCTAAGAGGTCTTCAGTATTAGTATTTGAAGAAGGTGGTAAAACCATATTTACAAAAAACTCAATTACTGTAAGAAATCCTGGAGGAGAATATGTTCAAGGATCTTTTGAAAATATTATGGATGAGTTTATGTTAAAATATTTTAAACAATCATTTATTAGGTCTAGTGGACTTTATGATTATATTAGCAAGCCTACAGTCTTTAAGAAAAATATTAAAGCTGGATCAAAGGTTGGAAAATCCAAGGGTATTGATACTGGGTATAAATGGATAATTAATGCAAAGATTGGTGTAGAATAGTCATATGGTCTCTAATGTTAATTTAAATACTGGCTTCCCGCCAACATTTCTAAATGCTTATATAAATAGTGAACTAAAAGAATTTGGTTTAGTGCCAGATGGTCCTAATCCATTTCAGCCTTTCTTCCCAGCCCAAAGCCCAATAAACATAGAAGACATTTATAACGATAGTATATATATCAAAAATAACCCCAATGCCACTGTTATTATGTTTGATAGATTAGTTAGATTTAGACCTAATGCTTTTTATAGAAATAAGCGTGAGCAGTTAGTATATTTCATATATGCCCCAGATCTTAGCAAGCTATTTGATGTTACTAGGGTAATAATTGAATGTCTGGATAGAGAAGACTCTTCAGCCCAGGATATGAATGCTTGGCTTGCTTCAAATGATATTTTAGATGAGGCTGGAAATGCTATTGCCCCAAATGTATATTTTCATAATACAAAGGTTTACCAAGCAGATGAGTCACGGGATATAGCCGAACTAGCCTCAGCCAGAACACTATTTCTTAATAAGCTGGTTATTGAATATGACTATCATACTACAGATGCAGTAGGCGCTAGATATACATAAAATGGTGTTATAATTGAGTTGAGGAAACAAACGCCAAAAACTTAATATCTATTTTTACAGAAAGAGGTGAATAAATGGCATACAGTCGTGGAACGTCGTCCAACATCATCGTTGGTGCAGCAGCACTTTTTGTTGCAGACACAACACTAACCCCATCAACACTACGATCTTTTAGCACTGAGGTATCATTCAGAGAGACACTCTCGAATGTTAACACTTATACTAACGTAGGTTATACCATGAACGGTCTAGAAATGCAGTTCCAACCAGACTTCGGTGAAGTCCAGGTAGACCAAATTCTTGACGTTGCTAAGCTTTACAAGCAAGGTATGCAAGTTAATCTTGCAACTGCTTTTGCTGAAGCTACCCTTGAGAATCTTCTCTTGGCTCTAGCTTTTGCTGATGACGAATTAACTGGAACCGTCGCAACTCACACAGGTAGGACTTTGAACTTATCTGCAGGAGATATCGGTGAATGTCCAGTAGAGCGTGGAATTGTTGCAATAGGACCTGGCACAGGTGATTGCGTAGATTCTCCATTTGTGGAGCGTGTTTACACAGCATACCGTGCTTTGTCAATTGAAAACGTAACAGTTTCAGCAAAGCGTGATGAGGCTTCAATGTTTGAAGTTTCTTTCCGTCTGCTACCAGAGGATACTTCAGGATCATACGGTAAGATCGTTGACCGCACATTTGGAGATCTTCTATCATAATAGTTTAACTATACTTCATAGCCCATGTCTTCGGATGTGGGCTTTGTTGTTTTGTGGTAGAATTGAATTTATATGGCAACTACAATATATAATAGTCAAAATATAAAATTATTTGATGAAACAGAAATAGAAATAATACCACTCAAGATTAAGTATCTTCGTGAATTTATGGTGGCATTTGAAGATATTAAAAATACAAATAATGATGATGAAGCAATTGATATTTTGCTGGAATGTGTAAGAATATGTATGAAGCAATATTATCCTAAAATATCAAATACTATATTTGAGGTTCAAGATAATATAGATCTAGCAACCCTTTATATTATATTAGATGTGGCTGCTGGCATTAAGATTAATAAAAAATCTGAAGAGCCAGTAAAGGATCAAGCAGAAAAAAGTGGAGTAACCTGGGAAACTCTAGATTTAGCAAAACTAGAATCAGAAGTATTCTTGCTGGGTATCTGGAAAGACTATCAAGAATTAGAAAAATCATTATCTATGCCAGAGTTAATGGCTACGATAGAAGTAAGTAGAGAGTTAGACTATACCGAAAAAAAGTTTTTGGCTGCTATTCAGGGAGTAGATTTAGATGCTCAGTCTGGAGAATCAAAGGGCCAAAAAGAATGGGAAGATTTAAAGGCAAGAGTTTTTAGTGGTGGACAAACTTCAGATTCTAATGACATATTATCTTTCCAAGGACCGAAGGCACAAAAAGCAGGCTTTGGTATCAACATGGGTCTTGATTATGAAGATCTAACAAAATAACGTGTTTATGCTATAATTAACTTAACCTATAGGAGGAAACAATGGCGACAACCACATTTGAGGCTGAGCAAGTCACTCTCATTGATGGAACAAAAATAACCGTTCGCCCACTAAAGATATCACTTCTTCGTCCGTTTATGAAGAAGTTTGAAGGGGTGGCAAAGGTTTCAGAGGATAATGAGAAATCAATGACTCTGCTTATAGAATGTGTTCAAATTGCAATGGAGCAATATAAGCCAGAATTGGCGGGGGACATTCAGAAGTTGGAAGATCTATTAGATTTACCAACAGTGTATAAGATAGTTGAAGCAGCATCAGGCATTAACTTGTCATCTGTTACAGACGTTCTTAACGCATAATGATTATATAAAAGAAAAGGTGTGATAGATGGCTGATGTTAATGCTAATATTGGCGTCAATATTGATACGTCTGCAGCATTAGGACAATTAAAGTCACTACAGAGACAGATATCTCAGTTTCATACATCTATTGCAAGAAGCAGCGAATCAGCTGCAATAGCACAAAAGTCTCTGCAGAAGAATTTACTAAATAGTATAAACTCTATTGGTGCTTTTTCTGCAGAGCTTCGCACTGTTAAAACATCAGCAGAATCATTTACCGCTTCACTTGAGGGTAATAAATTCTCAATGCGTGAATACTTCCGTTATGCTGGAGCATCTACAAAAACATTTGGAAGATTATTTAAATCTGAATTTGATACTATTGGTAGAGTTGCTGAAGAGCGTGTAAAAAAACTTCAAACACAATATATAAAGCTTGGCCGTGATACAAACGGAGCAATGCAGTCAATTGCAATAACTCCAACAAGTCTAAACATGAATGATTATGCTACAAAAACCGCAGTAGCAGCACAAAAGCAGGCCTTGTTTAATCAGCTAATGAAACAAGGATCAACCAACCTTCTTAACTTTGGTAAAAATACACAATGGGCAGGTCGCCAACTTATGGTTGGTTTTACAATTCCATTAACTATTGTTGGAAGCGCAGCAACAAAAACATTTATGGAAATGGAAGCTCAAGCACTTAAATTTAAAAAGGTATATGGAGATTTATTTACACCACAAGAAGAAACACAACAAGCTTTAGATAATATTACTGAACTTGGAAGACAATTTACAAAATATGGAATTGCAGTATCGCAAACCGTAGGCTTAGCAGCAGAAGCAGCAGCAGCAGGCTTTCAAGGATTAGACCTACAGCGTCAAACAACGGAAGCAACAAGGTTGTCCGTTCTTGGACAAATTGATAGTCAGCAAGCACTTGAAACAACAATTGCACTTCAAAATGCTTTTGGAATGTCATCTGAAAATCTTGCGGGATCAATTGATTTCCTTAACGCAGTAGAAAACCAAACAGTAGTATCTCTAGATGATATTACAACAGCCATTCCAAAAGTAGCACCAGTAATTCAACAGCTTGGTGGAGATGTAAAAGATTTAACATTCTTTATTGCAGCAATGAAAGAGGGTGGAATCAATGCATCAGAAGGTGCTAACGCATTAAAATCTGGACTTGCAGGTTTAATTAATCCTACTGGTAAAGCAAGTGCAATGCTTGAACAATTTGGTATTAATGCAAGTGAAATTGTTACAAAAAATAGAGGTAACTTAAAAGCAACAGTAATAGAATTTGCAACAGCACTTAATCAACTTGATCCTTTAAATAGAGCACAAGCAATTGAACAAATGTTTGGTAAATTTCAATTTGCTCGCCTATCAACATTATTTGCTAACGTAGCAAAAGACGGCAATCAGGCTGCCCGTGTTCTTGATTTAGCAAATTCTTCAGTAGAAGATTTATCAGCCTTGTCTGAAAAAGAATTAGGAATGACTGCTGACTCAGCAATGAATAAATTTAAGAAAACGGTAGAAGATCTTAAAGTATCTTTAATCCCAGTAGGTAAAGCATTCTTAGAAGCGGTAACACCAATACTAGAATTTGTTGCAAAAATATTAGATAAGTTTGGAAACCTTTCAGATGGAACTAAAAAAGTTGTTACCCTTATAACTTTGGGTATAGCTGGCCTTGGTCCTATATTCTTGATGACATTTGGTTTGCTTGCCAACTTGCTTGCTAACGCAGTCAAGGGTGCAATGATTTTACGTAATGGATATTTAAGATTAACTGGACAATCACAAATACTTGGAGAACAAACTCAGTATTTAACAATGGAACAACTTGAGGCTACGGCTGCAGCTCACTCACTAGATCAATCACATGCTAGATTAACTCAGCAGTTTACTGCAGAAGCAAGTGCTGTTGCAAAATTGATTGCGGTATATCAACAAGCAACCGTTGCTGGTCAAAAATTTATGTTAAACAACCCAGGAATGATGCTTCCTGGTGCAAGAAAAGGCTATGCTAGTGGAATTATAAGTGTTCCTGGAAGTGGAAATAAGGATACAGTTCCTGCAATGCTTACGCCTGGAGAAGCAGTTATTCCAGCTGCTATGGCAAAGAAATATGCACCACTTATTAGTGGAATGGTTGCTGGTAATATTCCAGGATATCGTAAAGGTTTGACTACAACAGGAACGGATTTTGCACACATTACTGGCAGAGAACAATCTACAATGGGTGTAGTATTAAAATCATTAGAATCTTTACCAGCTGAAATTCAAAAATCACGTGCAGGTCTTATTGCAATGGTTAGAGATCTTGTTGCAACATTTGGCTCAGAATTAAAAACATTTAAATACTCAGGATTGGGATTTGCACAATCTCCAGAACTAAATCGTGGAATGGCTAACAATAAAGAAGTTTCAGCATCTGCATTTTTAGAAGATTTTTCATCAAAAGGAACTCAAAAATGGCAAGCTTCAATGGATTATGCTGGAGTTCAATTTGACTCAGTTGCAGGAGAGCTTGAAATTTATGATAGACAATTAAAAAATGCAGTTCAAGAAATTATTGATTTAAATCAAAATGCAACTATTACATCTTCCGAATTTGCAAAAATTGAAAAAGAAGTTCGTGCAACATTGCCAGAATTTTCTCAGTTAAAGGTAGCATTAGATAAAGCTGAATCCACAATGACAGAATTTAGATATAATTTAAATCAAAGTGATGTTCGTAAATCTGGTTTAAATTCATACACAGTTCCAAGTGCTAAGGATCCATCTAAGTTATCAGATAAAGCTCGTGTTAGAACTTCTAGTGGTAGGGAAGTTAGACTGGGTGGAGACCATCAATTAATAAATGTTCCAGGGGCATTTGATGTTAAAGATACTATTTATCAAATTAAAAAAGATGCTGGAACTGCTTCACCATCAAAGAAAACAATTCCAATTGGTGAAGATATTGCAAGAGGTCTTGAAGTTGGAATGGCTAATCGTCAAGATGATGTATCAAAAGCAGGATCTAATTTGTCAGCAGCAGCAGTTGCTGGCACTCAAAAAACCAGAAGGGTAGCATCAAGACCACAAGGTGCTCCATCAATTCCAATGAGTGCAGTTGCTGCTAATATGCCAATGGCTCCAGATATTAAACAAAAGGTAGTTGAACAAGCAAGAGTCACGCAAACAGCAACAGAAAGAATGCAAAAACTTGATAGATCTTTGATGGGTGCATCATTTGCAGTATCGTCACTTTCAGGTATGGCCTCAATGTCTGGCGGTAAACTTGGGGAAATGTCCGGAACAATATCTAAAGTAACTGGAGCAATGTTTGCTTTACAGGCAGTAACAGGATTATTAACACAAACCAGTTTACTAAAACTTGCAACCGATAGAGCGGGGAATGCAGGTCTGCTTGTTGGCAATCTTGCAACAAAGAAAATGGCATTAAACAGCACACTATTTTCTGGAGGTATAAAAAAGTTACTTCCTAATTTACTTAATTTTGGAAAAATAATTGCTAGGTTCCTAGGTCCAATAGGAATAGCAATAGGAGTTATAACAGCAGGCGTATCTATTATTAAGTATATTAATAATCAAAGAGAAAAAGAAAGACTTGCCATTGAAGGTCTTGGAGATGCTGCAACTCTTTCTGCAGAAAAGCTAAAAGCTCTTGCGTCATTCTTTGGTGTTGTTGAAACAAAAACAAAATTTGAATCTGCAAGTCCACAATTATTAACAAGCTCTACACAAAGAACAAAAGTTGAACAATTAAAGTCAGATGAGGGATTTCAAAAAACTTTTGCAAAAGATATTGGTTCATTAAAGGCAGCTACATCTGGACAAGCAGAACTTATATTTAATTCTCTGGCAATTCAACTTAAGGGTAAGGGATATGCAACAGATCAAGTTCAAACCATTATAGATGCACTTCAAGAAGAAGCTGGAAAAACTAGCATAAAATTTGATGTAAAAAGTATAGATTTATCTAGTAAAAATGGAATGGAAAAATTAGAAAAAACAACAGATGCACTTGCTAAAAATTTAGCTAAGAATTTTGCTACTGGATATTCTACAGCTTTTAGTCAATATTATGGAGAAACTTATACAGTTGTTTCGGATAACTTAAAAACAAGTTTAAGCACAGCATCAAAATCTATAGTAGGAATGATTAACGGACTATCTGGGCAACTACAGAATTCAACAATATCTTCAGAAAAATTTGTAATGGCTTTTGATAAAATTAAAGAAAGTATTACTGGTATGGAGCCACCAGCAGGAATGTTCTTAATGGCAGAATTAATGAAATCATTGCCAGAAGATCTTCAAAAATCTGCAAAAGGAATTGAAACAATTTCATCTAGATTGCTTATTCTTCAAGCAAAAGCAGCAGGAGTTGCAGTTACTGCACAAGTAATAAGAGCAATGGAAACCGTAGAAAGAGATAATGTTTCTGGAAGAGAAGCAATGTCTGCAGAAGCAATATTAACAAAATTTAAAGATAAGATAGCGGAAGCTGGAAAAATAATAGCAGAATTAAATAAAGTAACCACAGATGCTTATAAAAAAACAGGCAATGGAGAAGATAAACCAACCGCTTTAAAAAATATGCAGGAAAAGATTAAAGCAATTCGTGAGCAAGCTAAAGCTTACAATGTATTGAGAGCAGCTGGAGCAACTGCAGCAATTGCTTCTGATATGGCATCAGACTCATTGATAGCAGCAGCCGTAGCATCAGGACAAATTGACATTTCAAAGGGTAAATGGAAAGACCTTTATAATCAACTTAAAAAAGTTGAAGGTGCAGCAGATGGTGTAGCAAAAAGATTGGGAGCTTCTGAAGCGTTAGCTGGGTTAAAGCAACAAAAGAAAGATATTGATGCACAAAGCAAAGCCTATGACCGTTTAATTAAATCTGGGTATGATGTTAAAGAAGCACAAGAATTAGTTAATGATGTTAATATGGCAAACCTTATTAATGATCCCAATTTAGCAGAATCATCTTACAAGAAATTAAAAGCAGCAATAGATGGAGCTGCTAGTGCACAAGAAAGATTTGCTCTTAAGATAGATCCGTTTGCAAATGTAAAAAAGAGTATTGACGAATTTGGAGAAGCATTTGATAAAGCTATGGAACATTTTAGGATTCAGGAAGCACAAGCACGTCAGGCTCTTGATCCATTAATTAAAGCTGCTAAAGATGCCGTTGATGGAATACAAAATGAAATTGATAAGATAAATAAAAATGCAGAAACTGCACTAAAACCATTAAATGATGAATCAACTATATTGTCTAACAATCTTTCAATAATAGATCATCAATCACAGGCAATTAATGATAAGTATGATTTACAAGCAAGTGCATTACAAAAAATATCAGAAATTAATTCTGAAATAGCAAATCAACAACAACAACAACTAACTTTAGCGGATGCATTATCTCAAGGAGATATATCTGCAGCTGCAGCAGCAGCACAAGATATGAGAGCATCTGCAGCACAAAATGCTTTGGGACAACAGACTGGATCTTTAGAAGCTGCAAGAAAGAAAGAGTTAGATGCCTTACTGGTTAATGGAATGACAAGGGCCCAAATTGAGGAACGTCAATATCAAATTAGCCAACAGATATATGCTATTGAACAAAAAAGAAACCTAGATCTTGACATACAAAATGGTAAACTAGAAATACAAAAATCAAAACTTGTTGATTTAGAGAAAAAACTTCAAGACCAACTTGACGTAATTGATAACCAAAAAATTGCATGGGATGAACAAAAATTAAAAGTAGATGCACTTTCTGGAACCTTAACTAATGTTAATGGTGTTCTTAAAAATCAAGAGGCAGCTGTATTGGCAATTGCAGAAGCTTGGAAAAAAGTTGCTGCTGCTCAAAGTGGTGGAGGCGGTGGCGGTGGCGGAGGAAAAACAGATGACAGCAAAAAAGATGACAGCAAAAAAGATGACAGCAAAAAAGATGATGGTCTTAAAGATATTGGATTTATAAATGCAGCCATAAATGCAGCTAAAAATACAAAAGAAACACAAAAAATAGTTGTTGGAGGTTCAGTAATTACTGTTCCTAGGGGTATGGGATTTGCACAAGGTGGACTAGTTCCTAAATATTTTGCAAATGGTGGACTTTCAAGAGGAACAGATACAGTTCCAGCCATGTTAACTCCAGGAGAATTTGTAATGAGAAAATCTGTTGTAGATAAATATGGTCCAATGCTATCAGCAATAAATAGCCCAGGTTTTAAAATGCCAAAATCAAATTCTTATAGTTCTGGTTCTTCCGTTAACAATAACATAGTGGATAACTCTAGTGCCATGTATAATTATAATATTGGAATTACCGTTCCACAGTCAAACGCAAGTTCTGGCGATATTGCAAATGCAGTAATTAGTCAAATTAAATATATTGATGCACAAAGAATTAGAGGACAAAGATAATGGCTACCGCAGCATATTTAACTGGAAGACGTAGATACCAGCGCCCACAGGCCCTCTTGTGGTCTGAGAATGCTGGAACCCTAGTAGATGGAGTTTATCTACCAACAGGCTTTGAAATAGGCGCAGAAGTGCCAGCAGAGACCGATGAAGCCCTACTAGACCAGTTCCTAGTCCTGTCTGACCATAACCGCGGGGAACTTCAATTTAATCCAACTAGAATAGAGCAACGTCAAAGAACGATCAATGGTAGGATGAGGTCTTATCATATTGCAGATAAGCTAACAATGAATTTATCTTGGAATAATCTACCGTCAAGATCATATTATCAAGATCCATCATTTAATGCCTCTGGAATATCTCCATATAAAAATAGCAATGGAGAATTTACTGCTGACGGTGGTGCAGGTGGAGTGGAATTATTAGACTGGTATGAAAACCATCCAGGACCATTTTGGATTTATCTTGCTTATGACAAGTATTCTAATTTTGGTAAAGATGATGCAGCCTTTGGGCACCTGGCTCAATACAATCAAATTATGCAAGTTTACTTTGCAGATTTTAGTTATACCGTTACAAAACGTGGTGGGTCTAATCATGATCTTTGGAATATATCGGTAACTCTGGAAGAGGTCTAGAGTGTTTGTTAGTGAGGCATTAAAAACACACTTAGAAACATCTTCAACTGTAAGGCTAGAATCTTTAGTCCTTGCTGAGTGGAATATGAATATGCCAGATAATATTTTTAAACTTGGCAACTATAGATATCGTCCTTTAACTGCTGGCTCGCCATACTTTACTTTACCAAATATTTTTGACTCATCAGATTCCGGGAACTATTATACTAATGCTACTGATGCAGATGTTGTAATTGACGGTGGATTTACTAATCTAAATGTTCCCCAAAAATTTACGGCAACTAAAGATAAAATGAAAATGATATATTCATTAGAAGATTGCTTAAAACCATTTAGACCAAGATCAGGAATCAATAAACCACTATATTTTAAAAATAGATTTCTTGCAAACTCGGGTGCTTCAATGGCACAAAGACCAAGATACTACATGCCTTCAAGATATGATGAGTTTAAATATTGGACATCATATAGAACTGAGGATAATATTGAGCGTGGTATTGCAAAGAACATATCAAATGGATTAAACTACATTGATGATGCTGTGCCATTTGTAGTTTATAAAGAAGAAGTTCCAGCAAATAGAATTGTTGTAAAAATGCAAACAAACGTAGGAGATGTTGACCTTGGACCATTTACTACACCAACAGCTACAATTATAGATCCGCTATACGGAGAAACAAATAAAACAGTTCCCAAAAGATGGAAGATTCAATATCTTAAAAACAATAGTTGGGTAGATGCGTATAACTTTAATGAAAATGATCTTCGTGAATCTGGAGAACCTATAGTTGATAATGATGGGTATTTAGAATTAGAGTATGGATTAATAATTCCAGAAGAATATGCAACTAGTTTTGTATTTGCAGATAGACTATCATCAGACACATTATTACCAGATGTAAGCCTGGAGGGTTATGCTTACCTTGTAGTAGAAAATGATGGTGAGCGTGGATTATTTTATATTTGGATTAACGGAGCATACACGTCTTTTATACCGCAGTATGGCTGGAAGTTAGGATCAGAATCAGTTACTGGTAATACTAATTTTGTAACAGATTTTACTTCTCCAGATTCATTTAATAATGATATAGATGGTGGAATAACATACCGTGAATTTGCATATATTAATGGAATAAGATTAGCAGTAACTACTATGAACAAGTTTGATTCTACTTTTGATTTAATTGAAATGTCTCCAAGGTTGGTAGCAGATATTTCAGATAAAGTTATCGATTTTAAAATTACAAAGGTGCTTTCTGATATTGGTGTAACTTCTCTACCAGTAGGACAACTGCTAGCTTCAAATGGAGAGATATCTTTATTTGATGATGACCAAGCCTTTAATGATCAAAACTCTGACAGTATTATTTCAAAATATGTAACAAAAAATATAAAGTTTAATTTTTACGAAGCTGTTTTAGGGGTAGATGGATATGATTATCACATTCCCATCAAGTCTTTATACTCTGAAGGATTTCCACAGGCTGATGTAACTGCTGGCACTTTATCAATTCAGCTAAGAGACTTTTTCTTTTTCTTAGAATCTATGCCAGCGCCAAGATTACTTACAACTCAAAGCTCTTTAAGCTATGCTATTACAACATTGTTAGACTATATTGGGTTTAGTAATTATGTTTTTAGAAGAGTTACTGGTGAGTCCGACCCAGTTATTCCATATTTTTTTGTTGCTCCAGATCAAAATGTTGCGGAAGTATTAAATCAATTAGCAGTAGCAACACAAACAGCAATGTTTTTTGATGAATATAATAACTTTATTGTAATGAGTAAAGATTATCTTATGCCTACTGAAGAACAAAGATCTACAGACTTTGTAATTTCTGGCAATAATGGTCAAACCGATACTGGAGTAATTGAAAATGCAACATCTGGAAATCTTCCAAATATTATTTCTATTGCATCTAAAGATAAAAAAATATACAACGACGGTAAGATTAACTATACTACAAGATATATTCAGCGTTCGTATGGATCAATTCGTCAATCAAGTTTAGTAGACCAAGAAAAAACATGGATATATAAACCTGCACTATTATGGGAAGTATCTGGAACAGACAACACAAAAACAATTAATGAGCTTGCTTCAAAGCAGGGTAGTTATGTATTAGGAGCAATGCCACTAAATTCTAATATAACTACCACAGCACCAACGGTAGTAAATCATGCTATTACCAATAATATAATTGATCTTGGAGAAAATGTATACTGGCTAACAAGGTATCAGGGGTATTTATATTCTAATGGAGAAATTATTAGATATGATGCTGCAGAATTTAATATTACAGGAACTGGAAATGTTTGGATTAGCGATAACCAGGAATATCAAAAGTATTTTTCATCACTACCGTTTAATGGAAAAATATATCCGACTGGTTTGATAAGAATTTATTCTATTCCATACTATGAAGTTGTTGATGGAATTAGTAGATTGCAAAATGGAAATGTTGTTGAGCATGGTCGTGCCCAATTTGGAACATCAATTTCCGCACATACTGCAGGAATTAGTCCATACTGGTCAAACAATGATTATGTTCGTGGATGTGAAATGGAATCTAGTTATATGTTTACAACTAAATTGGATTCTGATGTTACGTATCCAGCAACTACATTGGGCGCTGCTGGGGTAAACAATACCCTTGCTAGACAGACCACAAGAAATGGAATTATTAAAAACTTTATGGCAACAAATTATTTAACTGAAACCGCAGTTAATAATTTAAAAAGCACAAGCACTGGAACTATACAATCTTCTGCATTAGTGATGAATGGTCCATCTTTTAAAACAACAGAAACTCCATTAAACTTTGTTTCTTACGTATATAAAGAACTTAACAATGCATATAAACATTTTGGAACTAGAATTCGTATTGTTGGAAAAATTGAAAACAACGATACTAGAACACAGACACCAATTGGAAGCACAACATATTACCAAGCTTCGGGAACCCAGACTGATCAAAACGTAAATATTGGTGGTGGCTCTGGAGGAATGGCTGTTTTACTTAATCCAGAAACTAATAATGGATATTATTTTGAAATCATTGCTTTAACTGAAGATAATATAAACTCATACTTAAAGATTGATGAAAAAGGAAATGCAGAAAAATCTATAAACAATATTGTTTTTTATAAAATTAAAAAAGAGTCCTCTAGCAGTAAAGCAATACCCGTAAAATTATGGGGAGGATTATCAAAGATTCTAGTAGACGACGGAAGATTTACTGGACAATATAGAATGGCTTCTGAAGAAAATCCAACAGTATACGATTTATCTGTAGAGTATCAAGACATTGGCAAAACAAGAAGATTCTTTTTATATATTAATAATAAGTTAATTAAGATTGTAGATGATACAGATCCACTTCCAATATATAATAATATGGCTATATTTACTCGTGGTTCTTCAAGGTGTATGTTTGAAAATGTTTATGCACTTTCAGAAAACTATTCTCAAAATACTGTATTTACTGTCGGAGAAACATTGTCCTCATCTTTCTCAGATGGAAAAGTTAATGCCAATGAATCATTTACCAAATATGCAATGAGTGGAATTATTCAAAGCACCTATCTATCTGGACTTAGTGCACAACAGCCACCCAAATATAATTTGTATTTTGAAGAGTTTGGATCAATCATGAGAGAGTGTGCATATTTTGATATTAGATATGATCGTGCATACCCAGCGCTTTATGCACAAATGTCTCCCACATTTAATAGAATTAAAGGATATACAACATCTGGATTTCAGGCAGATTCTTATGGAGCAGAATTCTTAATATTTAATGCTACAGACAAAGCATTAAGTCTAGATGAAACTACTGGAAACTTTTTAAGAATTCAGGGTATAACATTTACTCAAGACACCACTCAAGAGCTTACCGTTGATGACTATTTTAAAAAACGTGGCAATTTATCAGATCCAGAATTCAAGGGTAGCTCATTAGTATATTCCCCACTTGTAGAAAAATTAAAGTATGATGAAATAAGACAAAGTAGAATGATATATGGAAAGAATGAATTTTCAATAGATAGCCTATATATTCAAACAGATGATGATGCAAATGCACTAATGGGATGGATAATTAATAAATTAATGAAACCTAAAAAGTCTATTGGTATTAATATGTTTGCAATACCAACCTTACAACTTGGAGATATTGTAACGCTAAACTATAAAGACTCTTCTAGTATGGATCTTATTTCAGCTGATACAGATAGATTCGTAGTATATAATATAGAGTATTCTAGAAATAATACTGGACCTAATATGTCAGTATATTTGAGTGAGGTATAAAAATGTCTGCATATCTTGATGCATTTGCTAGACCAGGTGCCCCTAAGCCAAGTGCCCCGACACCAACTATAAAAGAACTTAAAGCAGATATTGCTACTCAATTGCAAAAAGCAAAAGATTTACAAAAAGTTGCAGTAGCTGCAGAACAAAAAGCAACACAGGCAGCTAGAGATCCAAACTATAGATTTAATGATAGAGAAAACTATGATGCACAATATGGCAAAGGCGCTTTTGATGGCAAACTTCCTGTTCCAGAATCAACTAAAGCTGGTCCTAGCCTTAAAATGGAACCCGTTCCACAAACTCCAACAACTCCAGCAGTAGCAACTGTGGCTCCAGCAGTTTCAAAAACAGTAAAGACTGCACCAATTGATACAGTATTATTTAATGATGATTCTATTCCAATTGAGGTAATGACTGATTTAATTTTTGAAAATATTGGAGGGCAGGAATTAATAAATATTGCACGTAATGACATTGTAAATGGACAAAAGGTATCATATCAACCTATTAAAAATCTTTCATCAATACAGCAACAATATAATCCTAATAATATTTTAGGAATTCAAAATACGTCTGATAAATATTTTTCTAATTTTCCTATTAAATTTGAAAACAAAGTTCCAAATAATGGCAATGGTCCAAATGGTTCTAATATATATATAGAAAGCACTACTGGAAACTTAATTATTGAGACTGTTAATATGGAAAATGATGAGCAGATTGAGGTAGAAATAACTGTGAGTGGTATAATATATGAAGCGGAATTCGGAGAAATAATTTCATGATAACTAATACTGGCAAAACCATAATAGGAAAATATATGCTTGGTCAAGCTCCAGCATATGCTTCTTATATTGCCATAGGTTGTGGCCCTACACCACTAGATTTATTAGATACACCTGGAGATTTTTCTACTAAAGAATCTTTAGATTTTGAAATGTTTAGAGTTCCAGTATCTTCTAGAGGCTTTGTTAATGAGTCTGGAATAAATAAAATTGTATTAACTGCAGAACTTCCAACAGAAGAAAGATATGAAATATCTGAAGTTGGAATATTTTCAGCAGGTGCTAACCCGTCTGCTGGAGCATATGATAGTAAGAATATTTTTGCATTTACTAATACTGAAAACTGGCAATACCATACTGCATCGTCAGCGGTAGCAATACCAACAATATCATCACCATTAGATGATCCAGAAGATGATAATATAATTGCTACAAATAATCCCGTATTTCAATCAAATGCTGATAACTCAATTTTTTATAAGCCAGCTCGTGTAATTAGATACGAAAGGTGTAGATTTTTAAATAACATTATATTTATAAAAGGAAATGATTCTGACTTAACAATAAGTGAAGATAGTGGTCCAACACAGGATCACTTTGTAATTGAAACTGGATCAAACCATATACATTTAACTGGGGCCAATGTTGATTTTACAAAAAATTCACCAATTGATGAGTTAAGGTTAGCGTTTTCATTAGTTAATAAAAATGGAGATTCTGTATCTATACCAGATACAGTTAGAATATTAGTTGATTTTGCATCTACAGATGCTGGCACTGGAGAATATGCAAGATTTGAAGTAGAGATTAATCACGGAACATCTGGAAATCCAGAGATTGTTCAAGATTTTTCATCTAATAGATATTTTGTAGTTTCAAAACAACTACAAGAATTATACACAAGTGCTAACTTTACTTGGAATGCTGTTACTGTTGTAAAAATTTATGCATGTGTAATTGATGGTGGAGTGCCTTCTGGAGATTATTACATTGCTCTTGACGCAATGCGTTTAGAAAATGTTGCCACTATTAATCCTTTATATGGACTAACTGGATATTCTGTAATTAAAACAGATGTGGCAGAAACAATAATTAAGTCTCCTAATACAAGTAATTATATTGAATTTAGATTTTCAATTGGTGTAACATAATGGCTGATCAAGTTATTAAAAAAATTAAAATTGCTCAAGATGGTCTTCCAACAATAAAGAGTCTAACTCAAAAGTATGATGTTAGGTATAGGATAGTATCTGAAGATAAAAACAGAACCTCACACTGGTCTCCTATAGTAAATCTTGATCCTCAATATACATATGTTGCAGGAAATATAACTATTGTTTCTTCTGGAATAACTACTATTGCTTGGGATTTCGTAACTGTTAAAATAGGAACGCAAGTTATTAGACAGGCCAACGATTACGTTGTTTGGGTAAAGTGGAGTAAGGCAGCAGGTATAGGAGACTGGAATCATATCCAAACAAGATTTAACAATTCTATTAGCCTTGTTCATCCATCAACATTTTATATTAACGGGGTAGATCAACTCAGTGCTCCAAATAGAGTAACAGTAGAAATTTATTTAAAAGGTGAACCAGTAACAAGAGACTCTGAAAATCTTTTAGTTTATAGTCCTGCAATGCACACGATCTAATGATATAATGGAGATATATGGCTAAAGTCCCGCTACCAGAAAGAGGTCAACCTCTAGATGTTACATACATCTATCAGTTGGCTGACACTATCAATGACCTGTCAACACAGGTTTCATCAGCAACCTATAATTACACAACAGTGGATACCGTTAGTGCTGGAAAGCAAAGTGTCAAAACATCAGAAGCTCGTCTGATAGGTGGATATGTAGAAGTGGCAAATAACTCTACTGTATCTGCAGGAAATGAAAAAGCATTTTCATATGATTTTCCTAGTGATTTTAAGTATCAACCTATTGCAACAGCGACAGCAGTTAACACTGGAAACACTGCTGCTGGTAAAAATGTAAATATTATATTAAAGACAGTTACAACTTCTCGTGTAGAAGGTGTTGTTAGATTTGGTGAATCTGGAGATTTATCTTTGGCAGTAAATTTAATTGTTCTTGGTATTCCAAATTAATTAGGGGTGGTTTATGATTTTTTGCAAAAAATGCAAAGGTCGTATGTTTGTCGATAGACAATACAGCACGATTGATCACATGGAGATGTTTTGTGTATTGTGTGGAGTCAGAGATTTTTTTCATCCACCTTCAGAAAGTGAGCGTGGTAGATGGATACTGCAAAAGGAAAAATTGAGAGCCAAGAATACAATAACGAGCCTGTAATAAAAGGAAACCAAAAGATTTGGTTTTTAAACGGGGATTTGGTTAGATTGCATCATAGCTCTCGCTCTACTGGAATGGTTACTGTTTATAACATTACTAAAGATAGAATTGAGACATGCTTAAGAACTGATTTTAGACGCAATAGACAGAGAGCATATACAGTTTCTGAAACTTCTAAATTAATTAATCGTCATAGAAAATACATGCCAAGCTTAATTAAACGAGGAGTTATACCACCACCAATAGGCGCTAGCCTTGATGGTAAACGTGGATTTAAGATTAGGGCATATTATTCCGAAGAT